GTTTAGCCCAACTGTCGGAATGCCAATCATAATATTGATTTTTTTTATAAGTAGTAATTTGACAAGGTTCACAATAATCCCATTGAAAATTCCAACCTGCTCTTTTATTTGCTTCGTGTATATAAGGTTGTATCTCTTTATAAATCCATTGATCACTTGTCCAAACTATATTTGAATTTCTTTTTTTTAAATTAAATTCTGAACCAGTGTTATCATGATCTATACCAGCTTTTTCACTTTTCATTTGATTACCATATTTTACAATATCATCACAAATACGTTCTGGTATAACAGATTTAAAATAATAATAAGAATTTGTTAAATTCATAATTTTTAATTCCAAGTAATTTTAACATTTTTTATTCTGTACCAACAAGGAATTGTATATCTTTCTCCTTCTGTTATAGTATTTACACTATGTATTATTTTATTTCCTTCAAAGCTTATTAATTTATTCTTTTCCGGTTTAATAATTTTATCACCAACAATTGTTTCTCCACCATTAAAATTATCATTTAAATATAATATACTGGTGTAAGGATGAAATGGAAAATCTTTATGTTTATCTTGAAATTCATCTTTTGGCCATTTAACTATTTCAAAATAATTAATTTCATAGTTTTTATTTATGCTTTCAATATGTTTATTTAAGATAAAATAAACATTGTCAATAAAAGAATTTTTAGGCATTTTCATAAATTGAAGCACCTCTGTTCCTCTATGTTTTTTACTATAAGAATTATTTAAATTAAAATTTTTTTTATGAAAATTAATTAAAGAATCAGATTGTTTATTAGATATAAAATTTTTTATTTCTTTCATTATACCACACTAAATAACTATATTTATTATTCTGGTGGTTTGTATCCTGTTAATGCTGTTGCTTCTTCTTGTGTAAGTCCTAAATCTAATAATTTTTGATTACCTGATGCTCTAGATGCATCTCTAGCTTCCTTTTCTGTAATTTGTTCAGCAGTTGGTGATATAACATCTATAAAATTTGTACCATCATATTCAAAACCAATTTTAACTGTGTCATCACAGTCTATCCAAGCACATGAAGAATGAACTGGAAAATCAGTTTCTTGAACGTCTATTACTTTATTTTCAGAATCTAAAAGTGCTCTCATTATGCATACTCCTCTACTACAACTATTCCATCACCACCGGAACCTCCACCTCTAATTGTTGGTGGTTGATTAGAAACTGCTCCACCTCCGCCACCTCCATTTGAACCGGCTTGACCAGAATTTCCTAATACTCCTGCTCCACCGCCGCCAAAAAAAGTATCTCCTCCTGTTCCACCTCGTTGTTCACCTGGGCCAAATTCATTTCCGCCCTCACCAGCGCCACCTCTTAAATTATACGTGCCACCAATACCTGATCCACCACCTACAGATCCAGGAGCTGTTAAACCTCCGGCTGCTTTTCCAGCACCGCCGCCAGAAGCTGACAATAAAGAACCAAAAGATGAAGTACCACCTGCAATTTCTGCACCTCCGCCAGAGCCAATAGTTACAGTTTCACTTGTAATTGAACTTGCATCTAAAATTTCAATAGCAGTTCCACCGCCACCGCCACCAGATCCTTGTTGGTTAATTGCAGAATTGGGACAGTTTCCACCGCCACCACCGCCGCCAGTGCACATAACCTTAATTGTATTTATTCCAGAGGGTTTAGTGTAAGTTCCTGATGAAGTAAATACTTGAATAGATTGTAATCCACCTCCTGCTGCTGCAAAAGATAAAGCACCTGATCCATCTGTTTTTAAAAATTGATCTGCTGATCCGTCAGCATTTGGAAAAGTCAATCCATCAAGGACAACGTTTCCTGAACCATTTGGAGTAATAGAAATATTACCGTTAGCACCATCTGTAATTGTAATAACACCTGAGTTAGTTCCTGAATTTGTATCTAAAGTTAGATCATGTGCACCGCTTGATGTAATTGTTGCAGCTGCGGCACCAGTTCCTACTTTAGTTTCACCTGATCCTTTTGGAATAATTGCAACATCTATATTTGTATCTCCACCAGTTGCAGATATGCTAGGTGCATTACCTGTTGCTGCATTTGTAACATCAAATTGGTTTACTGCTGAACTTGTAGTTTGAAATATAATTTGTTCATTACCATTTTCGTCGTTGATTCCATGTGCATCATCAAAAGCTATGTTAAAACTATTAGTGTCTAAGTCACCACCTAATTGTGGTGATGTATCTGCAGCTACACTTGCTATACCAGTTCCAATTGCAAGAGTTTTAATATTTGGGTTTGTACTATCATCACCTGCAGCAAAAACTATTTTATCACCTTTATCAGTTGCTGAAAAAGTAAATGTATCCCCTGAACCAGAAGCATATTTAAACTGAACTGTATATGCGCCTGATGTTGAATTTCTTAAAAAATAAAAAGTTTGTGTATCTAAAGGAATAGTTACGATTTGATTTCCTGTAATTGTTCCTGTGAACTCAATCATTCTGTGAGACATCACAGCACCAGTAGCACCATCAGAAACTGATAAAGTTGTAGTTTGTGCACTACCAGCGATTGATTGTTGTGTAAATCCGCCTGAGATTTGTTCGAAAATTTCTAAATTAGTATTTGTTTTTGTGCCCCATGTACCGGCGTTTTCACCAGTTGCCTGAAGTTCTATACCTAAAGGTGTGTATGTTGATGCCATAATTTTTATCTCCTATGCTGCTACATCATTATAGCTGTTATTTGTTCCAGTTGCAACATCTGAATAAGTTCCGTTTGAACCTGTTGAAATATTACTATAGCTTGCATTTGAGCCAGTGTCAATATCTCCATACGCAAAGATATTAACTGTTCCAATTGACGCTGTAGCTGCATCTAAACTTAAACCTTGTGTAAAATCAGTTATTGTGGACAAAGAACCTGCTGCTGACGTTGCCGCTATACCTGTTAAAGGAACACCTATTTCAGTGGTTAAAGAGCCTACTGAAGACGTTGAAGAAACGCCAGTAATATTTATTAGTTCAACAGAGCCAATCTCAAGAGTTCCAACACTTGTTGTAGATGATAGTCCTGTAATTTCTGCAGGGCCAAACTCTAAACCTAAACTGCCTACAGAAGAAGTTGAAGCTACTCCTGAAATAGAAGCTGGACCAAACTCTAATCCTATAGTTCCTTGACTTATTGTAGAGGATTGTCCAGAAACAGCAACAGTAGGACTAATTACAAAACTAACACTGCCAACACTTGTTGTGGCTTCTTGACCAGATAAACCAACTACATCTGCAGGTGATATTGATCCTACACTCGCTGTTGCGTCTCTTCCAACTAAAGGAATTACTTGATTAGGAGATTCACCCCAACTTAAATCATTCCACTCATCTCTACCCCAACCAACTAAAGTTCCTGAATAAGATAAAGTCGGTGTTGCAAATTCTGATTGTTGTCCATCTAATACTTGACCTATACCTATCGTAATCTCACCAACTTGACCTCTCATTATTTTAAGAAATTGATTCCCTGTTGGTGGGTCTGGAATCATTTCTAAAGGAACACCTATACCTTGAATGACTGTTCCTAAAGTGGTATCTGCTTGTACGCCTGTTGGAGTTACAAGTTCATCTCTGCCTTCACCCCAATCAGCAGTGTTCCAAGATAATCTTCCCCAACCTGTTTGATTAGATTCTTCTGTTGTGCCGAGTGAAACTGTAAGACCAAAACCTGTTGGTGAAATTACGGGATCAAAACTTTCTCCCCAAGGTTCTTCTCCCCATTCATCTCTTCCCCAACCTTGCGCTGAAAAAGCAGATGCTGATCCTATTGATGTACTAGTCGATACACCAGTTAAAGTTATGATATTACTATCTTGCTCACCCCAAAGACCTTGACTCCAGGTTGTACCTGATCTATTCCAAGTATTGGCCATAAGGATGGCCTCCTTACGCTATACGAATTATTGCGTTAGATGCGTCTGCTGTTGGAAATTGAATTGTAAATGTTCCAGAGGAAACTGTTTTATCACCACCAAAAGCGATAACGGCAACAGCTTTGTCAGATTGTGAATCGTTATAAATTAAAGCACCATTAGCTGTAAAAGATGCCGAAGTAAAACTTACATCTGAAAAATCACAAATAGCAGTTGTGCCATCTGTTGTTGGAGTTACTGAAGTAAGTGTTGCACCACCGGCAGAATATGCAGATCCTGATGTGTTACTAATTTCATTTGATGTAGAGTAAGCTGTTGTGCCTGCACCTAAAGATGCAGAACTTGTAAACAAAGCTATTTTAAAAGTATCACCGCTAGAAGCAGTAAGATTGTGTGTACCCACTAAAATTTCTTGTTTGAAACTTGTACAAATTGCTGATGATATTGCCATAATTTATCTCCTATGGGTTTGCTGAGTTAACTGGTATTCTAACTGCTCCGTCTGTGTAGTCGTCTCTTCGTCTTCTACCAACTTGCTCGTTAGCAAACTTCTGTACTTCTTGTTTATATTTATTTTCATATAATGTCAACATGTCTATCGGACCTTTTAAAAAACCATAAGC